AAATGGACAGACTTATTACAATTAGTATTAATAACCGTGATCGGTGCTTATTTTGGCGGACGAACACTAGAGAAAAAAATAAAAAAATAAAAAAATGGGACAAAACTCAACACAAGTCGCTTATGGCTTTGGACAATTTGGTTCTACATTCCTAAAAGGAGATGGAGCAAAATTATTATTAACAGCAGCAACTGCTAAATATTACGTTTGTGCTATTACAATGGTAACAGATGTTGCTTTTGAAGCTTTAGAATCTCTTGACGGTGGCGTCAATATGGGTATGGGTGATACTGCTTTTGTAGGAACTGATGTGTTAGCTGTAGATACTATGTGGAATGCGGCTGCCGCTGATACAACGGCTGAAACCAATGAAGATGCCGATGCAATAGTTAACGCAGATGTATTTCCAAGAGGCATTACTATATACGGCATGTGGGATAATGTAGAGCTACATTCTGGTTCGGCAATAGTTTACGTAGCGCCAAGACCAGACTATAGAAATAGAGCGTAATGTTAGGTTCAGGAGCATCTTCTTCGCCGGTTATTACAGATATGTTTAACCAGCAATCACTTTCTTTTAACGGAACTGATGAGTCTATAAGTCTTCCAGATAGATTAGCAGAGGAAATAGCAGAAGGAACTTTTGAATCATCAGCAGAGTTTACGCTTTCATGTTGGGCAAAAGTTGATACAATAAGCTCTAGTGGTACTATATTTAAAGTTCAAGCTGATTCTACGGATAATCAACTTACTCTTTTATATCACGCTAGTTCTAACGAATACAGATTTTCCGTTAAGTTTGGTGGTAGCGCTGTTGTTTGTAATGGTGGTACTACAAACACCGCTGGTGCTAGTTATGAGAATGATGGTATTTGGCACCACATAGTTTGCACTGTTAGCAGGGCTGAAGATTCACAATCGTTGTGGATAGATAATAATGAAAAAGAGAAAACTGCTATTCCAAATCCTGATTTAGATGAATTATTTACCAAATGTTCTATAGGTAGAAATAGTGTTTTAAATAATGCCTTTTGGAAAGGAGATTTAAAAGATATAGCTATATATAACAGAAGACTTAGCGATGCTGAAATAGGTATTGTGTATAATGCAGGCGGAAGAGATGGCAATAAGTGTATTGACTTAGCAAGTGGAACACACGTAAGTAATACAAGTCTAATTGCTTTTTACAGGCTTGAGGATAAAGGCACCACGGCTTTTTCTCAAATAAACCAAGATTTAGCAAGTGGAACTATAGTTAACGCACCTACAAAGCAAACATCCACACCTTAAATGAGAAAATATATAATAATAAACACTAGCGAACTTAGTGGATTAAACTTTGATCAACTAAAACAAACTTCCGAAAATACAGCGAGAAAAAACCTAGCTAATAACAAAGCTATAGTTTCTTACCAAGGAACAGTGCCAGATGGATTGTCTGGAAAAACAGAATATACTAACGAAGAGTTACTTGTTATAATAAATAACATTAATAACGGTTGGTATGAAGAAGAAGAATAACAAATTAACTTAAATTAAATAAAATGGCAAAAGGAACAAATGCAAAAATTAAAGAACTTAGAGGTATTAAACCTGAGAAAATAACTGACGAGCAGTTAAAGAAAGTTCAAGATACAGTAAACAACCTAAATAGAACACAGTTGGAAATAGGATCTATGGAAGTTAAAAAACACGAGATGATGCATCAGATCGCTGGATTAAGAGATGGACTTACGGTATTACAAACTGAGTTTGAAAAAGAATACGGTACATTTGATGTAAACATTCAAGATGGTACTATAAACTATCCAAAAGAAAATGGCGAAGCTGATAAGAAAGATTAGTATCGGCAAAGATTATAAGAATGACGCTATGCACTATGCCGTGGGGCAAGAAGTGTATGGCGGTCATACTATCTGCGATATTATAGAAGAGGAAAACAAGTTTTCTGTTTATATTAAAAAAGATAAAGACGTTTTACCATGGAAAGACTTTAATAAAAACATGGCGGTATCTGTAGAATATAATCTACAATACTAATGAAAAGTGTTTACAACTTTGTTGTAACGCCAAAAGGAGAAAGATATAACAATAAAAAGAAAGTTGGTGATTCAGAATTAATTTTAAACACTGATATTTATAACCATCAATTTGTTAATAGAGTTGCAAAAGTTATATCCACCCCAATAATTGGTGATACAGGTATATTACCAGGAGATGAGGTTATAGTACACCATAACGTTTTCAGACGCTGGAATGACGTTAAGGGTGTAGAAAAAAATAGTAGGAGCTTTTTTGATGAAAATACTTATCTAATAAATCAAGACCAAATATTCTTATACAAAAGATATTGGGAGTGGCACGCTCCAAAAGGTTATTGTTTTGTAAAACCTTTAAAAGCAATAGATCAATTTAATATTGAATCTGAAAAACCTTTACAAGGTATTGTCAAATATTCAGACGGTACAGTTGAGGTTAACGAACTAGTTGGTTTTAGACCAAGTAGTGAATACGAGTTTATCGTCGATGGCGAAAGACTATATCGAGTTTTATCTAATTTTATTACAATCAAATATGAATATCAAGGAGACGAAGAAGAGTATAATCCAAGCTGGGCATAAAGCAGTTGAGGAACTCATTAAAGTTGCAAAAGAAGCTATTGTAGATTCAGATGATGATTTGTCAGCAGATAAACTAAAAAATGCCGCGGCTACTAAAAAACTAGCTATATTTGACGCATTTGAAATACTTAACAGAATACAAGAAGAAGAAAGTTTACTTGAGGTCAAAGCACCTGAAGAGACAAAGGAAAAAATCTTTAAAGGATTCGCTGAAGGTAGATCTAAGTAATGTACGAGCAAAGTTTAGTTAAAACAATCGAGCCTGTTAGGAAAACTACTATTAGTAGACTTAACAAGGGTAAAAAGTGGAAATATGGATATGATAAAGAACATGATATTGTCGTTATATCAAAAACTGGTCAGATCGGTGAAATACTTGAAATTGAAAATTTGCGGATTGCTTTGCCAAAAGCGCCAGTACAAGTGTTCAAGCACGAAAAAAACAAATGGGTAAAAGATGATCAGCCTAAAGAACTACAACGTCTTAAAAGCATATTCGATTGGAGGGCTTATCCAGAAGATCAAAAAGAGCAATGGTTCGAATATATTGACGAAGAGTTTAATAGAAGAGATAATGGGTTTTGGTTTACAAACAATAATAAGCCTACTTATATAACAGGTACTCACTATATGTACTTGCAGTGGAGCAAGATAGATGTTGGAGCGCCAGACTTTAGAGAGGCAAACAGATTATTTTTTATATTCTGGGAGGCTTGCAAGGCGGATAAAAGATGTTATGGAATGTGTTACCTAAAGAACAGACGTTCAGGGTTTTCGTTCATGTCATCCGCAGAAACAGTTAACTTAGCCACTCTTGCAGGTGATAGTAGATTTGGGGTGTTATCCAAAACAGGTGCTGATGCTAAGAAAATGTTTACCGACAAAATTGTGCCTATTAGTATAAATTACCCTTTTTTCTTTAAGCCGATTCAAGATGGTATGGATCGCCCAAAAACAGAACTAGCATTTAGAGTACCGTCAACAAGATTTACTAGAAAAAAGATAACAGTTAACGAAAAGCTAGAAGAGCTAGAAGGATTAGATACAACTATTGATTGGAAAAACACAGGAGACAATAGTTATGACGGTGAAAAGCTAGCTTTACTAGTGCATGATGAAGCTGGTAAATGGGAGAGACCTGAGAATATACTAAACAACTGGCGCGTTACAAAAACATGTCTAAGGTTAGGTAGCAGAATTATTGGTAAGTGTATGATGGGATCAACATCGAACGCTTTAGACAAAGGAGGAGAAAACTTTAAAAAACTATACAATGCTTCAGACGTCACTAAACGAAATAGAAACGGTCAAACAAAATCTGGTTTATACTCTTTGTTTGTCCCAATGGAATGGAACTACGAAGGATTTATTGATGAGCACGGAGTTCCAGTATTCACTACTCCTGATCGCGATGTGCTCGCCCCAGACGGTGAACTAATAGATGTAGGTGTAATAGATAATTGGCAGAATGAAGTTGATGGTTTAAAAAGTGATCACGATGCTTTAAACGAATTTTACCGCCAATTCCCAAGAACAACAGAACATGCTTTCAGAGATGAAGCTAAAAATAGTATATTTAACTTAGTTAAAATATACGAGCAGATAGACTACAACGAAGAGATGGCGAGAACACTAGGTGTTACTCAAGGTAATTTCCAGTGGGTGAATGGAGTTAAAGATTCTCAAGTAATATTTTATCCAGATCAAAAAGGTAGATTTAAAGTAAGTTGGGTTCCACCTCAACAGATCCAAAATAAAGTTGTTCTAAAAAACGGTATTAAATACCCTGGTAACGAACATATGGGGGCGTTTGGATGTGACAGTTATGATATTAGCGGTACAGTTGATGGAGTGGGTTCAAAAGGAGCGCTACACGGATTAACAAGGTTTTCAATGGAAGATGCTCCGGCTAATAGTTTCTTTTTAGAATACTTGTCAAGACCACCAACCGCCGAGATGTTCTTTGAGGACGTTCTAATGGCTTTAGTATTTTACGGGATGCCTATACTTGCTGAGAACAATAAACCTCGTCTACTGTACTATTTAAGACGTAGAGGATATAGAGGGTTTAGTATGAATAGACCTGATAAAATATGGAACAAGTTGTCCGTTGCAGAAAAAGAAGTTGGTGGAATACCAAATTCAAGTGAAGATATAAAACAAGCCCACGCAGCTGCTATTGAAATGTATATACAAGATCATGTTGGGATAAAGCGAGATGGAACATTAGGAGATTTATACTTTAATGCTTTACTTAATGATTGGTCTAGATTCGATATAAACAAAAGAACAAAGCATGATGCCTCTATAAGTTCTGGTTTAGCTATAATGGCTAACAACAGGCATTTATATGCTCCAAATGCAACTATCGAAAAGCCAGCGTTAAATATAAATCTTTCGAAATATTCAAATAGTGGTAATGTTTCTAAAATAATTAAAGAATAATATGAGGAATTTTCCAAGTCAAGTAGTTAATGATGCTGAAAAAATAAGTTATGAATATGGGCTTAAAGTTGCTCAAGCTATAGAAGGTGAGTGGTTTGATGAAAATAATCGTTCCAATAGATATGTTAATAATAAAAATGATTTTCATAGCTTAAGATTGTACGCTAGAGGCGAGCAGTCAATACAAAAATATAAGGATGAGTTATCTATAAACGGTGATTTGTCCTATTTAAATTTAGATTGGAAGCCTGTTCCAATTATATCCAAGTTTGTAGATATAGTTGTTAATGGTATTGCTGAAAGAACTTATGATATAAAAGCTTATTCTCAAGATCCATTTGGCGTTAGTAAAAGAACAGAATACATGAATTCTATTATGGAAGACATGCGTACAAAGGATTTAAAAGCATTTGTTAAAGAAAACTTTGGCATGGATTTATTTAAAGGCGATCAATCGATACTACCCGACTCACAAGAAGAGTTAGATCTTCACATGCAACTAAACTATAAGCAGGCAGTTGAAATAGCTGAAGAGCAAGCTTTAAATGTTTTACTTGAAGGAAGCAGATATGAATTAATTAAAAAAAGGTTTTATTACGATCTGACCGTGTTAGGTATAGGCGCTGTAAAAACCTCTTTTAATACATCTCAGGGTGTAGTTATTGATTACGTAGATCCTGCAAACCTAGTATATTCATATACTGAAAATCCATATTTTGAAGATATATACTATGTAGGTGAAATTAAAAGTATTCCTATCAATGAGTTGGTAAAAGAGTTTCCACACTTAACAACTGAAGATTTAGAAGAGATAATAAAAACTAGTAGTTATAATCACAGTAGACGCAATAACAATAGGCATAACGCAAATGACAACGATAATGATATAAATAAAGTAGATATATTATATTTTAATTATAAGACTTATATGAGTGAAGTATATAAGTTAAAAGAAAGTGCTAGTGGAGGTGAAAAAGCTATTGATAAAGATGATTCATTTAACCCACCGGAAGATGCAGATAGTAATTTCTCAAAAGAATCTAGAAAAATAGAATGCTTATATGATGGTGCTTTAGTTTTAGGAACTAAAAAACTACTGAAGTGGGAGATGGCTAAAAACATGATGCGCCCTAAAAGTGATTTTACTAAAGTAAAGATGAATTACTCTATATGCGCTCCTAGAATGTACGATGGTAGAATAGACTCTTTAGTAAAAAGAATTACTGGGTTTGCTGATATGATTCAGTTAACACACTTGAAGCTTCAACAAGTGATGTCTAGATTAGTTCCGGATGGTGTTTATTTAGATGCCGATGGACTTGCTGAAATTGATTTAGGTAACGGAACAAACTATAGTCCACAAGAAGCTTTGAACATGTTCTTCCAAACAGGATCTGTTATTGGTAGAAGTTTTACTTCAGATGGAGATCAAAATCCAGGTAAGATACCTATTCAAGAAATTTCATCTGGTTCTGGAGGACAAAAAATGCAAAGTTTAATCGGTACATATAACTATTATCTACAAATGATAAGGGATGTAACCGGACTTAACGAGGCTAGAGACGCCGCTAATCCAGATCCAAAATCTCTTGTTGGTGTACAGAAAATGGCAGCTGCTAATTCTAACACAGCTACAAGGCACATTCTACAAGGTGGATTATTTTTGACATCCGAGGTAGCAGAGTGTTTGTCTCTTAGAATATCTGATATTATAGAATACTCTCCGACTAAAGAGGCTTTCATACAACAACTAGGGGCTCACAACGTCGCAACGTTAACCGAAATGTCAGAGTTACACTTGTATGATTTCGGTATATTTATAGAGTTAACGCCAGACGAAGAGGAAAAAGCTATGCTCGAGAATAATATACAAGTTGCTTTATCCCAACAAAACATAGAGTTGGAAGATGCTATTGATCTTAGAGAAATAAAGAACATTAAACTAGCTAATCAATTATTAAAAATTAGAAGAAAGAAAAAAATCAAAAGAGATCAGAAGATACAACAAGAGAACATGCAGGCCCAATCACAAGCTAATATACAACAACAAGAATCTTCAGCTCAACTTGAAATGCAAAAACAACAATCTGTGGCTTCTACAACTATATCTATAGAACAGGCTAAATCTCAGTTTGAAATTGAAACATTAATAAAAGAAGCTGAAATTAAAAAACAATTGATGCAGATTGAATTTGAGTATAATATGCAATTAAGAGGGGGAGAGACGCAGCAAAAATCACAAGGAGAAACAGAGAAAGAAGATCGTAAAGATAAACGAACAAAGATACAAGCAACGCAACAAAGTGAACTAATCGACCAAAGAAATAACAACAAACCACCTAAAAACTTCGAGTCTTCAGGTAATGATATACTAGGTGGCATTGATATGTCTGGATTTGGTCCTAGGTAAACAATTTATTAACTATTATTATATTATATTATGGCAAAGAAAAAAGAAGGGCCAGTCGTGGACAACGAAACTGGCTCATTAAAAGTAAAGAAAAAAGTAGAAAAACAACCAGATGGTAACGAAACAAAAGGAAACGTTACTAAGGTAAAAGCAAAAATGAAAGCAAAACCTACGGTTGAAGAGCAAACAATAACTAAAGTTGATTTAAGTAAACCCGTAGAAACAGAGGTTGAAAAACCAATTGAAACAGTTGAACAACCAGTTCAAGTAGTTGAAGAGATAATTGACGCACCTGTTGCGGTTACAGAGGAAACTACTGAAACTCCAGTTATTCAAGAGGTAACTAACGAAGAGAAAATAGAAGAAGTAGCAGAAACAGTAGAAGAAGCTATAACTGAATCTATGCAAACTGGAGAAGCGTTACCAGAAAATATCCAAAAGTTAATGAACTTTATGGAAGATACGGGTGGAGATCTAACAGATTACGTAACACTTAATCAAGATTATTCTGAATTAGACAACCATACTTTATTAAAAGAATACTATAAATCTACAAAACCTCATTTATCAAACGACGAAGTAGATTTTGTTATGGAAGATACATTTTCCTATGACGAAGAGGTTGATGAAGATAGAGAAATTAAAAGAAAAAAATTAGCTATGAAGGAGCAAGTTGCTCAAGCAAAGCTACACTTGGAAAGTGTAAAATCCAAATACTACGAAGATATCAAAAGTGGATCAAAACTCACAAATGAGCAACAAGAAGCTATTGAGTTCTTCAGCAAACATAACGAAGAATCAGACAAGAATTACGAAACGGGTAAAAAGCAACACGACATTTTTGCAAACAAAACAAATCAAGTTTTCAATGATAAGTTCAAAGGTTTTGAATATAATATTGGAGATAAAAGATTTAGATTTAACGTAAAAGATCCCGTGAAGCTTAAAGACACTCAAGGCGACATTAATAACTTTATCAAAAAGTTTTTGACTAAAGACAATACAATGGACGATGCCGCGGGTTACCATAAGGGGCTTTTTACAGCTATGAATCCTGATCAAGTTGCTAACCATTTTTACGAGCAAGGTAAAGCTGACGCTTTAAAAGACAGCATTGCAAAATCTAAAAATGTAAGCATGGATCCTAGACAATCTCATCAAGAGAATGTTAATACAAGCGGGTTTACAGCAAGAGTTCTTAATCCAGAATCTGATTTTAAGTTTAAAATTAAAAACAATAAATTTAAAAATTAAAAAAACAAAATTATGGCATTAACAAATGGCCCAAATTTAAATAGTGTACCTGCTTCAGGGCAACAAACACTATCTACAAACTACTTAGACCTTAATGGTTCAGGTGGATGGGCACAACAATATTTACCAGATCTTATGGAGAAAGAAGCTGAAGTTTTCGGACCGAGAACTATATCAGGATTTCTTTCACAAGTAGGAGCTGAAGAGTCTATGACTGCTGATCAAGTTATTTGGTCAGAGCAAGGTAGATTACACTTGTCTTACTTAGCTAATATGGACACGAACAACGTCGTTACAATACAAGCTGATATTGACGGTAACAACTCTGGCGCTACAGGTATCACGGTTGAGCACGGTATTAGAAAAAATGACACGATTATCGTTTCTAACGCTACTGGGGTTTATAAAGCAATTGTAGTATCTTTAACTGGTACAAACGATTGTGATATTACTATAGCTGGTTATGACAACGCTACAATACCTACTGCGGGAGCTACTGGTCTTCATTCAACAACTGTGTTAGTTTATGGTTCTGAATATGCAAAAGGAGACAATTATGATGGTGGTGAATCAAGAGGAGCTAATGAGCCTGCTTTCAAAACTTTCTCTAACAAACCAATTATTATGAAAGATTACTACGAAGTTTCAGGTTCTGATGCTTCTAGAATTGGATGGGTTGAGGTCGCTGCGGAAGACGGACAAGCTGGTTACTTATGGTACTTAAAAGCTGAAGCTGATACAAGAGCTCGTTTTAACGACTACTTAGAAATGTCTATGCTTGAAAGTATAATTGGTTCTGATAATGCTCACACTCTAGGTGCTGGTGGTGATGGTGCTGCTCAAAGTGTTGACGCTCACTTGAACTACGCTACTGGAGCAAACGTTGGTACTGAAGGATTATTTGCTGCTATTGAAGATAGAGGTAATATTACTTCTGGAGTTACTGGTGTAAATGCTGCAACTGATTTAGCTGAATTTGATGCTATCTTAGCTGAGTTTGACAAGCAAGGTGCTATTGAAGAAAACATGATGTTTGTAAACAGAGCTACTTCGTTAGCAATGGATGACATGTTGGCTTCTATGAATTCTTACGGAGCTGGTGGTACTTCTTACGGAGTGTTTGACAACTCTGAAGATATGGCTTTAAACTTAGGTTTTTCTGGTTTCAGAAGAGGTTCTTATGACTTCTACAAGTCTGATATGAGATACTTAAACGACTTAGCTACAAGGGGTGGTGTTAACGCTACAGCTGGGGCTAATGCGATTAGAGGAGTTATTGTTCCTGCTGGAACTTCAACTGTTTACGATCAAATGTTAGGAAAAAATCTTAAAAGACCATTCCTACACGTTCGCTACAGAGCTTCTCAAACTGATGATAGAAAAATGAAATCATGGGTTACTGGTTCAGTTGGAGCTGCTACGTCTGCTTTAGATGCAATGCAAGTTCACATGTTATCAGAAAGATGTTTAATTACACAAGGTGCTAACAATTTCATGTTAATGAAATAAGCATTATTTATATTAAAGAGACTGGGATTAATTTCCCAGTCCCTTTTCTTTTTATTAATTTATATTATATTATATTATGGCTAAAAAAGCTAACACAAAGAAAGTTGAGGTAGAACCTCAAATCGAAACAATGGAAGAAGTGGTTACAGAGTTTTTTGAAGAAACTGTAGTTGCAGAACCAAAGGCAAGAAAAAGATTAAAACCATCTAACGAGTGGGAAATAAAAGATAGGGTTTACTATTTGAAAGACGGTAAAAAACCTTTATCAAGATCAATAAAGGCAGCTGGTATATATTATTTTGACGAAGAAAAAGGTTATGAAAGAGAGCTTAAGTATTGTCAAAATCAAAAAACACCTTTTGTTGACGAAATGAAAGGTGATCAAAGATTAGAGCACATTATATTTAGAGCTGGAAATCTGTTTGTGCCAAGAGAACAAACTGTTTTGCAAAAACTATTGTCTTTGTATCACCCGAGCAAAGACTTATTATATGAAGAATACAAGCCAGCTACAATAGCAGCTGACGAAATAGACATACTAAACATTCAAGTTGATGCTTTAATCGCAGCTAGAAATATAGACATCGATATGGCAGAAGCTATTATGCGTGTTGAGAAAGGATCTAGCGTATCAGAGTTAAGCTCTAAGGAACTTAAAAGAGATTTGTTAGTGTTTGCAAGGAATAATCCTAAACTCTTCTTAGAGTTAGCGGATGACGAGAATGTAATGTTAAGAAACTTTGGTATCAAAGCTGTTGAGAATG